GGAGGTGTTGATATAAATCTAAATACAGACAAAGGTGAAAAGAATTGGAGAATATCTGTATCTTATAATTTTATACAAATATGAGTTTTAATAAAAATAAATATCAAGTTATACGTGGTGCTATATCTAAAGAGATAGCAGACATAGCCTATAATTATCTACAGATATCGGCCGAAGCAGATCACTGGATGTTACAAAATGGTGTAACACATCCTGGCAATAAACTTATTGGTAATTTTAATGATGCACAAGTTCCAAACTCTTACGCTAAATATGGTGATAGACTTATGGAAACACTGCTAGTTAAAACTATAGCTGTAATGCAAAAGAAAACAGGTCTTAAATTAGTGCCTACGTATTCTTACACAAGGCTATATAGAAACGGTAATATTCTTAAAAGACACAAAGATAGACCAAGTTGTGAAATATCTACCACCCTTAATCTAGGTGGAGATCAATGGCCTATATTTATCGATCCTACGGGGTCTAACAACGTCATAGACGAGTATAAGAACATACATAAGCCCGGAGCACCCAAAGGTGTAAAAGTAGACCTAAAACCAGGAGATATGCTTATTTATTCTGGATGTGATTTGGAGCATTGGAGAGAGCCTTTTGAGGGTAAATTATGTGGTCAAGTATTTCTACACTATAATCATGCAGACGGAAGGTTTGCAAAAAGCAATTTGTATGATAAAAGACCTATGCTAGGAATAGTCAAATAACGTTGAATATCGACGCGATCTATTATAATCTGGAGGTCTATGGCGTTACAAAAAGTACAATTTTTACCTGGATTCAATAAACAATTAACTGCGACTCAAGCTAAAGGTCAGTGGGTTGATGGTGATAATGTTAGATTTAGATATTCTACACCAGAAAAAATAGGTGGTTGGTCTCAACTAGGCGAGAATAAACTTACTGGTGCAGCTAGAGCAATGCATCATATTGTTAATAAATCAGGTAACAAATTTTCTATTATAGGAACTAACAGAATTTTATACGCATACACAGGTGGTGTATTTTATGACATACACCCGATTCGAGCGACTACAACTTTAACAAGTGCTTTTTCAACAACTAATGGTTCAGCTGTAGTTACAATAACTTTTTCAAGCGATCATAATCTTCAAGCAAACGATATCATATTACTAGATAATTTTAGCACTATTACAAACTCAAACTATGGTGCTTCTGATTTTGACGATAATAAATTTATGGTAACTTCTGTGCCATCCTCAACAACTATTACTATTACTATGTCATCAACAGAAGGTGGTTCTGGCGCAACGACCTCTGGTGGTATTAGAGTGCAAGCTTATTACAGTGTTGGACCTGCAGGGCAACTTCCTGGTTTTGGTTGGAGTTTAGGACAATGGGGTGGTACGGTATCGGGAGAAGCACAAACAAGTTTGAATGGAGGTATTAACTCTTCCACGACGACAATTGTGTTAACTGATGCTACGTTGTTCCCATCATCAGGAACAAGCTTTATTCAAATAGGAACTGAAGAAATTTCTTACACAGGTTTATCTGGTAATACTTTAACAGGTGTGACAAGAGGAGTTAGAAACACAACAGCTGCATCACATTCGAATGCAGATACTGTAACTAACTCTACAGACTATGTAGCGTGGGGCGAGGCTGCATCTGGTGACTTAGTTGTTGATCCAGGTATGTGGTCTATTGATAACTTTGGAGATAAAGTTATTGCACTTATACATAACGGACAAGTATTTGAATGGGACTCAAATGCCTCTGGTGCCACATCGACAAGAGCAACGATTATAACTAATGCACCAACAGCGTCGAGAGACATGATTGTATCTACACCAGATAGACACTTAGTATTTTTTGGAACAGAAACAACAATAGGTGATCAATCTACACAAGATCAAATGTTTATAAGATTCTCTAATCAAGAAGATATAAATACGTACACACCTACGGCAACCAACACAGCAGGTACACAAAGACTTGCAGATGGATCTAGAATTGTAGGAGCTGTCAGAGGTAGAGATGCAATTTATGTTTGGACAGATACTGCATTATTTACAATGCGTTTCATTGGTCCACCTTTTACTTTTGGTTTTACACAAGTGGGCACAAACTGTGGATTGATAGGACAGAACGCAGCTGTTGAAGTTGATGGTGCAGCGTATTGGTTTTCAGAAAATGGTTTCTTTAAATATGCGGGTGCACTTCAAACCTTACCATGTTTAGTAGAAGATTTTGTTTACAATGATTTAAACACAACTGCATCACAATTAATTAATGCAGGATTAAATAATTTGTTTGGAGAAATAACTTGGTTTTACTGCACAGAAAATTCTACAGTTGTAGATAGATGTGTAACGTATAATTATCAAGAGTCCTCTCCAGAGAGACCTATATGGACAACCGGCACGTTAGATAGAACAACATGGCAAGACTCTTCTGTGTTTGGTAAACCACATGCAACAGATTATGATGCTGACTCAAATACATCTTATGATGTTGTTGGTAATACAGAGGGTTGCACCATCTATTACGAACATGAAACAGGCACAGATCAAGTAACAGCTAGCGCAGTGACTGCAGTAACTGCAAACATACAGTCTGGAGATTTTGATATCTCACAAGGTGGAGATGGTGAGTTCTTTGCAAAGATAAGAAGATTCATACCAGACTTTTTATCTCAAACAGGTAACACACAAATTACATTAAATTTAAGAAACTTTGCTAATAGCAGCCAAGCAAGTTCACCTCTTGGTCCTTTTACAGTTACATCATCTACAACTAAAGTAGATACAAGAGCTAGAGCAAGAGCTGTGTCTTTAAAAATAGCAAATACAGGTTCATCACAAAACTGGAAACTTGGTGGATTTAGATTAGATATACAACCAGACGGTAGAAGATAATGGCAAAGATAGTGCAAATATTAACAAGACCATCATCAACATACAGACAAGATGTGGCTGATGCACAAGTTAGAGATCTTGACGCTATAGTGCAAAAATTAAATACTACATATCAACAAGAATTAAAGGAGGAGGTTGAAGCACAAAACTTCTTTTTAAATTAATGGCTAATAATTTTAAAAATAAAAAAGCAGATTTAACTACAACAGATCTTACAACTTTGTATACAGTGCCTACTGCAACGACAACAGTTGTAAAATCAATATTGGTTTCTGAAGACGCTGGATCAGGGGCTAATTTAACTGTAACTTTAGTTAACTCTAGTGGTGCTATATTTAGCTTATTTAAGACTAAAGCTATAGCTTCTAATGCAACAACTGAGTTGTTAACCCAACCTCTTGTTATGGAAGAAAGTGAAATACTAAAAGTACAAGCTTCTGACGCGAATGAGCTGCACGTTATAGCTTCTATATTAGAAATACAGCCAAGAGAGGTAACAACGTAATGCAAGTAATTAAACCAAAAGAGATTATTGAGACAATATCTAACTTAAAAACAGGCGAAGTATATAAGAATGATGAGGATTGGAAGGCAAAAGGAGTGCCAGAAACAGATATACGAAGAGATATCAAAGTCATCATGCCAAGCCTTGATTTATTTGGCAAAACCAAGTAGATTGGAAAACACAGGATTTTAAGCCTGCCTTAACAATTTAGCTAAATTATGACAATATCTAGAGGACAGATGAATAGACAATTATACATGGGTGGCGGTATTATGAATGCAGTGCCTAGAGAAAATTTTTTTCTAGGTAAAGTAGCAAAAGCCATAACTAAACCTCTTAAAAAAGCTGCTAAGACAGTGGGTAAGATTGCAAAGTCTGACATTGGTAAAGCTGCATTAATAGGTGCAGCTGCATTTGGTATACCAGGAACACAAATAGGTGGTCTATTTGGAAGAGCTGGTTTTGGTGGAGCAGCGACAGGTTTATTTGGGCAACAAGGTATAGGTGCTACATTAGCTAGTGCAGGTATTCTACCAAAAGCAGTTAATCCTGCAATGCAGAAGGCAATTGGTAAAGAGACTGTAGGTGGTATTTTTGGTGGTAAGGCAATGGGTAGTCTAGGTAAACTAGCAACACTAGGTGCAGTATCTACTTTCTTAACAAAAAAATTTGGTATGTCTCCAGAACAAGCTGAAGAAACATTAGCTAATCCAGAATCTAGAGCACTATATTTAAGAAGATATTATCAGAACTTAAATCCTAACGCAGGAGATGAAGAAGTAGAAGAATTTGTTTCTGCAAACGTAGCAGAGTATGCTCAGGGTGGTAGAATAATGAAAGCTGCAGGTGATACTGCAAGCATGAACGCTATGCAAGCGGCGGGCATCGAGGGGCTACCTGTAAGACAAAATCCAAAAGGTGTGAAAGAGTTAGACCTTAGAGATACTGGTGGATTTATACCACCGGTTGGTATAAAAGAAAAAGAAGACGACATTCCAGCTATGTTATCTAATAATGAATTTGTTATGACAGCTGATGCAGTAAGAGGCATGGGTGGTGGTAACGTAGAACTAGGCGCACAAAGAATGTACGATCAAATGAAGATGCTAGAAGCAGGAGGAAAAGTATAATGGCAGAAGTAGTAAGAACAGCCCCAGCAGAGTTTATAGAAGCTGGTGCAAAAACATATTTAGACGACCTTACAAAAGCGATAGGTACATTTAAAACCACAGATCTTTCTACTATTATGGGTCCACAGTTTGTTGCTGGACCTGGTGCATTAACAACACAAGCAGAGGGTTTAGCTTCTGGTCTTGGTAGTTTTCAACCTTTCTTAACAGAGGCAGCTGCAGCACAAACAAGAGCAAAAGATTTAGTAAGTCCAACTGCTTATCAATCTTATATGTCTCCGTATCAACAAGATGTTATTGATACAACATTAACAGAATTTGACAGACAAGCACAAAGAGGTTTACCAGCGTTGTCAGCAAGAGCAGTTGCTGCAGGAGCATTTGGTGGTGGACGAGAAGGTGTAGAGAGAGCAGAGTATCAAGCGGCATCAGATAGAAACAGAGCAGCATTACAAGCACAATTATTACAACAAGGTTTTGGCACAGCTCAACAATTAGCAGGTCAAGCTTTTGGTCAACAACAAGCTTTGGGAGCAGGTCAATTAGGATTAGCTCAACAATCACCTGCATTACTAGGTCAACAAATCTCGGCACTAACAGGTTTAGGCGCGCAGCAAGCAGCGAGAGCGCAACAACAATTAACAGCGCAACAACAG